AACACGGCTACTACTGGTGCAGTTTCTTTAGCAGGTACTTTGGCTATTGCCAATGGCGGTACAGGCCAGACTACGGCTAACACAGCTTTCAATGCTTTAGCTCCTAGTCAAACAAGTAATTCAGGCAAGTATCTAACCACTGATGGATCAAACACATCTTGGGCAACAGTTGTCTCAGGCGCAAGCATCAGCAACGATACGACTACATCTACTAATCTGTATCCATTGTTTGCGGCGGCTACTTCAGGCGTACCAACAACAATCTATACAGGTGACACCAAGTATTTGTATAAACCAAGTACGGGCGAGTTAACTGCACCAGTTCATGTTGCTAGTAACGGAATAATGATTGCAAGCACAACAGTTGGAACAAGTTATACGATTGCTACGGGCAACAATGGCTTTTCAGTTGGGCCATTAACCTTGTCTAGCGGTGTAACAGTAACGATAAGTTCAGGACAAAGGCACGTAATAATATGAGTACGATTAGTTCATCAACAACGACAACTACTGGCTATGTAGTAACTTCGGATACAACAGGCACGCTGGTTATCCAAACTGGTGCAACGCCTACGACTGCTATGACTGTCAGTTCGGCTCAAGTTGTAACTTTGGCTAATGCTTTACCTGTGGCCTCTGGAGGTACAGGACAGATTACAGCTAATGCGTCTTTTAATGCTATAGCACCTAGTCAGACTAGTAACTCAGGTAAGTACCTAACCACAGATGGAACTAACTCATCTTGGGCATCAGTAAGCGCATCTGCGGCCACGCCTACTGCTTTGGGTACTGTGTATGGGCAAACTCTTGTTTCATTTTCATCTCAATTTTCTGGTTACCAAGCAGGAAATGCTACTGCTACTGGCGCAAATAACACAGTCGCTGGATACCAAGCAGGGCTATCATTAACATCAGGCAATTTAAATACTCTGTTTGGAAAACAAGCAGGGACTGCAATTACTTCATCATCTGGAAATTCTATTTTTGGTGCTGATTCTGGTAAATCTTTTACCACAGGAAATTACAACGTTGCTATGGGCTTAGAGGCTCTTAGAACATCAACAACCTCTACTGAAAATACAGCCATCGGTTCTTATGCCCTCCAAGCCGCTACAACTGGTGGGGCAAATGTAGCAGTCGGATATAACGCTGGTGGGGCAATGACAACTGCTACTAATAATGTTTTTGTTGGAAAAGCCGCTGGGCAAGCCGTTACAACACAAGGCGGTTATACATTTGTTGGATACCAAGCGGGCGCTAATACAACAATTAATGGTAATGCAAGTGCTTTTGGGCAAAATGCTTTAGTAAGCAACACAACTGGATATGCAATATGCGCTATTGGAGATGACGCATTAAAAGCCAACACAACAGGATTCCAAAATACTGCCGTTGGTTCTGGTGCAATGTCAGCAAACACAACAGGCACATACAATAATTGTTTGGGTGCTTCCTCTTTTGGTTCTCTTACAACTGGCGATTCAAATATAGCAATGGGTCGCGGGGCTGGTACTACAATCTCAACAGGAAATAACTGTATTTATATTGGGCGTGATGCAAATGCAAGTGCAACTGGTTCTGCTAAAGAAAATGTTTTTGGATATGGGCTTACTGGTAAAGGTGACTTTACAACTTTTATTGGAACTGTTGGCACTAGTAATGTTTACCAAGTCAATAACTCTGCTTCTTGGGCAACTACATCTGACTTTAGGCTCAAGAAAAACATAGTTGATAACAATCAAGGTTTAGATGTAATAAGCCAAATAAGAGTGCGTAACTTTGAATATCGTACAGAAAAAGAAGTTACAGAATTACCAACAAGCCAAGTAATTAAAAAATCAGGTGTACAACTTGGTGTGATAGCCCAAGAGTTACAAGCGGTTTTACCAGATTGTGTAAAACAAGAATCAACTGGCGTATTTACAGTGGATTCAGACAATTTAACTTGGTATCTCATTAACGCAGTCAAGGAACTCAAAGCAGAACTTGATGCACTCAAAGCAAAGGTGGCATAAATGGAAACAGCACAAGAAATTGCACAGCACTATTCTGCTTGCATGGACTCAGTTAATGGCATTAACGCTGGCAAGCCAAGTGATTGGTCAGATGCGGATTGGCAAATGTTTTTAAAAAATAACAAAGAACATCTACGCATCATGTTAGCCAAAGACTTTTGGACAACAGAAGATTTAGAGCCGTTAAGAACAGCGAGCGTATAACATGCCATCAACAATCCTTTCTGACAACGGCGCATCAAGCGGTACGTCTGGTATTAAGACCACGGGCAGTAACGACGGCACGCTTGCTTTACAAACCACAACTGCTGGTGGAACTGCTACTACTGCGCTAACAATAAACACAACACAGGCAATAGGTGTTGGAAGTAGTCCTAGTTATGGCACAAGTGGTCAAGTATTAACTTCTGCTGGTTCTACTGCATCGCCTACTTGGACAACAGTAAGTGGTGCTAGTTTAACCACGCCATCATTTACATCAACAATCGGTGTTGGTAGTGCTACTGCGGCAACAACTGGTGCGGGCGTTACTTTTCCAGCGACATTTTCTAACTCAACTAACGCAAACACGCTAGATGATTATGAAGAAGGAACATTTACATTAACATTAAGTGGTTGCACAGCATCTCCGACTGCAACTTGCTACTATACAAAAATTGGCAATCAAGTGACTTTTTGGTCTGGTGGTGCGGCTGGCACTAGCAATACTAATTATTTAAGATTTACTGGCGTACCCGCAGAACTTGTTCCCAATAACACTTATGGTTATGGAAACTCCAACTGCACAAATGCTGGAACTTCTTATCTTGGATTTTTTACTTGCACTACCACTAGATTTGATATTTTTTATGATGCCGCACAAAACAATTTTACGACTTCTGGTGGTAAAGGGGCCACCTCAATTTATGGTTGTTATACAACGGCATAAGGAAAAATAACATGGCTAAATCATTTGCATTTGAAACAATTACGCTTACATCAAACGGGGAAATATTCCTAAAGATGCAAAAAATGTCATCTGATGGTGATATTTTGGGTAAGCATTATGTGTGTTTTTACCCTAATGCTGACCCAGACCAAACTGCTACTGATGCAAACGCATCTATTGTTGATTTGGGTTTTGGTCAAATACCAACAGATTTTGTAACTAGAGTTAAGGCTATTGCACAATCCGCATGGACAGATGCAGTCATTGCGGCTTATCAACAAGCACAAGTAGCGGCTCAACAAACTCTACAGGGGTAACCTATGACAACAATTGTAGACGGAACAACAGGGGTAACCTTCCCTGCGGGTGGAGTAGGTAATCCTGCTGGTGCTGTGGTGGGTACAACTGATACCCAGACGCTTACTAATAAGACTCTGACTGCGCCTACACTTGCATCTGCCAACATAACAACTGCGTTAACGCTAACGGGTGCGGCTGGCACAAGCGGTCAAGCATTAACTTCTGGCGGTTCTGGTGTAGCACCTACATGGACAACCATTGGCGCATCTGCCGCTACGCCTACTGCGTTGGGTACTGTGTATGGAAATACAAGTAGTCAAAATGCGGCAATAGGTCAAAACTCACTTAAAACTATTACAGGTGATTACAACACCTCGGTAGGTCGTGATGCAATGTTGGGTGCAACGCCTTTTACTGCAAATAGAAATGATGCATTTGGATATGGGTCTATGACAAGTGTGACTTCGGGTTCTTACAACTCGTGTTTTGGATTTCTTTCTGGTGCAAATATAACAACGGCTCAATACAATGTTGCCGTTGGGCCTAGTGCATTGCAAAACAACACAGCATCTAGCAATACCGCAGTAGGGTATCAAGCACTTACGACTTGTACGACTGGAACTCCCAATACGGCAGTGGGTAGGGCTTTACGAATTCTTACAACTGGCGGTCAAAATGTTGCAATAGGTGACTTAGCGGGCGAAGTATTAACCACAGGCACTTTTAATACTTTTATTGGAAACAACATAGATGCAAGCAGTTCAAGCGTAAGCAATGCAATCGTTATCAATGCGGCTGGTACAAAGACAGATAAAGGTGCTAGTACTGGATATATAAACCCTAATACTGGCGGTGTATATCAAGGAAATAACTCTGCGGCATGGTCTGTTTCTTCTGACCGACGCTTAAAGAAAAATATTGTAGACAACACAGAAGGTTTAAATATAGTAAGCCAAATTCGTGTCCGCAATTTTGAATATCGTTTGCCAGAAGAAGTTACAGAACTTGATGCACATTGTGCAATAGAAAAAACAGGCGTACAACTTGGTGTTATTGCTCAAGAATTGCAAGAAGTATGTGCAGACTGCGTAAAAACAGAATCTACTGGCGTTATGGCGGTGGATTCAGACAATGTGTTTTGGCACATGGTTAACGCTATCAAAGACCTCAAGGCAATCGTTGATGCACAAGCCGTAGAAATAGCAGATCTCAAAGCAAAGGTAGCGTAAATGGAAAAACTACAACTCTCAACTCAACTTCTTAACTCCATCATGGGGTACTTAGGCACTCGTCCTTACCAAGAAGTGTTCCAGCTTATTGAAGCAATTCAAAAAGAAGCTAAGGAACAACCTGAGCCAAAACAAGATGAGTGATATACACGAGCTTGCCACGGAGACTGACAAGAAACTGGCCGTGCATGAAGCGATTTGTGCGTCCCGTTATGAGTCTATCCAAAAGCGATTTGACGATGGCTCCAAGCGTATGCAACGTATTGAGTACATCTTGTACTTGATCGCGGCTATGACGCTATTTGGGTCTACCAATGGTGCCGAATTGTTGATGAAGCTACTTGTGAAGGTGTAAACCATTGACCCATTCAGCCTCTTACTCTTGGCGCAAAGTGCAGTCTCCGCCATCAAGGCAGGTTGCGACATGCTCCATCAGGGGCGTATGGAGATCGAAGGCGCTAAAAAGACTGTTGAGCAGGGTATTGGAGACGTCAAAGCCATTAAAGGTGTCTGGGACTGGTTCATTGGTCTATTCACAGCCAAGCCCACCGCCCCCAAGCCTGTGGCGAAAAAGACGCCAAAAAGAGCTTCCGTACCCAGTACGGATCCTCAATCCTACAACGAGTTGGAGGCTAAGCTCCTCCACGACATTGGACTCCAGCTTGGAACTCTCTTTGACGTACAACAGCAGATCACGAACCACTACATTGAACTAGAAGAAGAATCAAAGAACAAGTTCAATCCTGAGCAAAACACAAGCAAAAAAGCGGTCGAGAGGGTGCTTATTGAGCTTCAGCTTGAGCAGTTAATGCAAGACGTCAGAGAGGTAATGGTGTACGCGCCTCCTCAAACTAAGAATCTGTACAGCAGGTTTTTAGTGATGCACGGAAAGATTGAACGCGAACAGGAATGGGCAAGGTCTGAGATGGTGCGTAGGGCTAGGTTAGCTAGGTGGCGCAAGGAACAAGAAGAGATTCGGGTCATTGAAACAATAAGTGGGGTAATTGCCGTGGCATTCATATCTTTAATCTTTGGGTGGCTAATGTGGCAACTACAAAGCTGGTCTACTGGATATTGATAGGAGTAGCCATATGCATCATTGTTGGAGTTACTTCGATGGCGTATGTGGAAACCCTGTATATGCGCGCTCAACTCAAGCAAGAGATGAAAGAGCTACGCAAACTTAAACGTGAACTAAAGGAAAGCAAATGATGACACTATTCTCAACCCTACTGTCTTTCTTGATGGGCGGGCTACCCAAGCTGATGGACTTCTTCCAAGACCGTGCTGATAAGAAGCATGAACTAGCTTTGGCGGCCATGCAGACTGAGCGTGAACTGACATTGAAGAAAGCTGGCCTAGAAGCCCAAGAGCGCATCGAGCACATACAGACTGAGCAGGTGCAGATCAACGCTGAAGTCACCAACAACCAAACTGCCATGCAAGAGCGCCAAGCCCTGTATGCGCACGATATTGCTATCGGTCAAGGGGCTAGCCTATGGGTAATCAACGCACGCGCTATGGTGCGTCCAGCCATAACCTACGGCATGTTTATCTTGTTTGCCTTTGTAGAGATCTTTGGCTTTTGGTTTGCCTATCACAAGGAAGTGCCGTTTGATGTGGCGCTAGACCTGCTGTGGGACAACGAGACACAGATCATCTGGGCAAGCGTGGTGTCGTTCTGGTTTGGTACACAAGCATTTGGTAAGAAATGAAGATAAGCGCCCTTTGTATTGAGGATATAAAACACCATGAGGGGGTGAGGCAAAAGCCTTATCGGGACTCGGTGTACCTTTGGACAGTGGGCGTTGGACACTTGATGTATGACTCACAGGCTAAATTGCCTGTAGACCAAAGAGCGGCAGTTCAACTGCTACCAGAAGATAACCGCGTGTACCCGATGGAGGAAGTCGATGCAATTCTTAGAGCAGATTTGGCTCGTTTTGAGCGAGGTGTATCAACTCTATGCCCAGTTCAACTTACCCAAGGCAACTTCGATGGTCTTGTATCTTTTAGCTTTAATGTTGGTCTGGGAACACTACAGCGCTCAACCCTGCGTCAAAAGGTTCTTCGCGGGGATATGGA